AGATGGCTGGAAGGTTTTTATTGGTGGTTCGGTTATAGAATTCACCTCTTTTATCAACGGGGTGCGGGCGGGAAGCTTTACTTTCTCTGACACGGGTATTACCGGCGTAGTCATAGCCAATACCACGATTCTAACCGGCGTAGCCACGGGCGAGACATTTACCAGCCAGACCGCGTGGTCCGAAGATGTAATGGACGGAGGCGGCGAGAATAATCCATCCAACATGAACCTCGACCCGGCGAAGGGCAATGTTTATGCAATTCGATTTCAGTGGCTTGGTTTCGGAGCACTGCGATTTTATGTGGAAGATAACGAAACGGGTGATTTTGTGGAAGTTCACCGCATCAAATACGCCAATGATGCAGTGGTTCCTTCCATAAGAAATCCTTCGCTTCCGCTTTGCGTGGAAGCAATAAATACCTCCAATACATCTGATATTATTGTGAAAAGCTCTTCACTGGCCGGATTTGTGGAGGGCCGTGATCCGCCAAACGGGGCTGCGCATTCCGAAGAAAATACCAAAACCAATATCACGACTACAGAAAATGCAATTCTGACAATTCATGTGGACCCTGTTTTCCAGGGAGTAAAGAATCGTACAGCGGTTCGTCCAATTATTGCAACGGTTGCTGCTGACGGCAACAAACTTGCCACTTTCCGGGTTTATATCAATGCTGTTCTTGGTGGCAGCCCGTCTTTTTCGGCGCATAATGCGGATACTTCCGTGATTTCCGTCGATACAGCAGCCACAACCATTTCCGGCGGCGACCAACTGACAAGCATACAGATCGCAAAAGCAGGGAATGGGGAGATTGATTTCGAAGCACTTGGCATTGAACTGGACCCCGGCGATAGTCTAACTGTTACAGGAGTATTTGCCGCCGCAGGATCGGGAGAATTAAGCGCCTCGATTACATGGAAGGAAGAACTATAGCTTCGCCCATAAATACGCAGCTTTCCAATGCTGATGATGTATGGATTCCTATGAACCACTGGGGGCCACCTGTTTATGCTGCGCTGGTTACTGTGACGGGGACAGTTGTGTACCAGCTTGAGGGTACTTTTGACCGGATAAACCGTGGGGAAACCCCGGTATCATGGGTGCTGGATGATGCTTCGGGAATTCCGATTGCCGGGGAAACAGTGACCAAGTGTTTTAATCTTCAGGAAATTCCGCTGGAATTTATCCGCGTGAATCAAACTGCCGGAGGTGGTACAGTAGCAATTCACCTCGTCCAGCAAGGATTGGAAACATGAAAAAACCTTATTTTGAGATGGGTTCGAACAACGTTGAATGTGACCGTACTGGCTTCAAGCTCAAGGCTTCGGAGTGTCGTCTGGAATGGAACGGCTTCTTTGTCCGCAACAAAAGCTGGGAACGCCGCCAGCCACAGGATTTATTGAGGGGCTTCCCCGACCGTCAGAATCCTGATGTTTCCCGACCCGGGACGGGTGATAAATTCCTAGGAACCAATGAGGTAACCGGGGATGATTTGTGACGCTCGCCAATACCAGAAATGATATTATCAATGAGGCCCTCGATCTTATCGGGGTAAAAGCTTCTGATGAATCTGCTTCCGCGTCGGAAACATCCGATTCCGCGACAGCTTTGGATCATCTGGTAAAAACATGGCAATCCACGGGCGCGCATTTATGGTCGAGAAACAGTTTCATCCTGTTTTTGCAGCCGGCCCAGATAGAATATCAGATTGGTCCCAAGAATGGCGTGGCAAGTAGCGACAACGCCACTGAGGAATTTACCGAGACAACGCTTTCTGCTGCCGCTTCGTCAGGGGATGTAACGGTTTCCCTGACGTCTTCCACTGGATTGGCGATTAGTGACTTTATCGGTATTGAACAAGATGACGGGACAATCCACTGGACTACAGCGAAGGCAATATCTGTTGTTACTTTGAACGATGCTCTTACAGACGATGCGGCGAGTGGAAACACGGTTTATTTTTACACCACAAAAATAGGCAAAGCTCTGAAGATTCCAGATGCCCGGAGAGAACAGGGAACCGGTACCAACGCCCAAGAGATTGAAATGGTCAAACTCGGGCGAATAGATTACCTGAACCTCCCCAATAAAAAGACTTCAGGAACGCCGGTACAGTTTTACTATGATCCGAAGATAGATCACGGCCTGTTCTTTGCATGGCCCGCACCCACTTCAACCGATACTCTCATTCGGGGAACCTATTACCGCCCGCTGAATGTTTTTGATGATGCGGACGACAGCCCGGACTTCCCGGATGAATGGATCGAAGCTCTGAAATATCATCTTGCCGTCAGAATGGCCCCGAGGTTTGGTCAGCCGGTGCCAACTGAAGTAGCCGTGCTGGCAATAAGTTTATACAAAGACGCTCTGGAATGGGATCAGGGTGATGAAAGCATTTTCTTTCAAGTCGGATTTGCTCAGTGACGGAAGTTCCTTTCTCATTCGAATCCTATGAATCCAGAAGCCTTCCGTTTTCCGCGCAACGCCTTATAAACCTGTATTGGGAAACCGCTCCCAGAGCAGGTAAGTCACAGGGAATCCTTTTCAAGCGCCCCGGACAGTCTCTTTTTTCCACAATAGGCTCTGGAACCATCAGGGGCATCCACACGATGAAAGGGGTTCCTTTCGTGGTGGTGGGGGAGGAAATCTATACTATCGATTCTGGAGGCTCCGGGACGCTTCTGGGGTCACTTCCCGGAACTGATCTTGTAGACATGGATGACAATGGTACGCAGGTTGCTATTGCATCCGAAGGATTGGGGTATATAGCGACTACTTCCTCCGTGCAGGTTATTACGGATTCTGACTTTCGTACGGTTTCTTCCGTGGTTTATCAGGATTCTCTTTTTATCTGGACGGAAGCGAATTCAGGAAGATTTTTCCTGTCGGCTGCTTTTGACGGACTTACCTACGATGCTTTGGATTTTGCCACGGCGGAATATGCCCCTGATAATGTTGTAAAAGTGTTTTCTGATCATGATGATCTTCTGTTGTTCGGCAAGGATACTATAGAACCGTGGTCGAATATTGGAGCTACGGACTTTCCTTTTACGCAAAATCCCGGCACCGCACTAGAGGTAGGATTGCTTGGGCGAGATACAGCGCAGAAGATTGACAATTCGTTAATGTGGTTCAGTTCTGATGAGCGGGCCGGGAGAACGGTGCAAAGACTTTCCGGCTATACTGCTGTAAGGGTAAGCACCCATGCCCTCGAATCAAAGTGGGATGAAATTGCCAATCCCGAGAACGCTTATGCTTTTACTTTCCGAATGGAAGGCCACGCTTTTTACGTTCTTGTTTTCCCGGATGAGGGGACTTTTGTTTTTGATGCCTCCACGGGAATGTGGTGTGAGTGGCAGACTTTCGGATTTGACGACTGGTCGGTTATAGGCTTTTCCAATGCCTACAATAAACGCCTTGTGGGGGACAGGAGAAGCAACAAGATTTATGAAATCGGGATAGATTTTCTTGACGACGTAGGAAATACCATAAGATGGGAAGCCACCTCTCCGCCGATTGCTTCGCCGAATAATGAACTGACCCGTCACAATATGATAAGGATTGATATGGAGACCGGGGTGGGTCTTGAATCCGGACAGGGTAGTAATCCGCAAATGTGGCTGGAATGGTCAAACGAAGACGGATCGAGATACGAAAACAAGCATCTTCTTGATATCGGCAAAGTAGGAGATACCAAAAAGCGTGTTTTCAAGCGCAGAAACGGCATCGCAAGATCGCGTACTTACAGGATTTCCGGTTCCGACCCGGTGAAAATAGCAATTCTGGGAGCGTATATTGATGTTCAGGGAGGCAGGTGGTGACAAAAGTAAGATATCAAGACCCGTTCTTTCAGGTTGAATCGACCTCCGGCGCGGCTGTTCCGAACGGGCAACTGTTTTTCTTTGCTCAGACTACTACTACCCTGAATGATACTTTTCAGGACGAAGCCCTGACACTAAAGAATACGAATCCGGTTATAGCAGATGGTTCGGGAAGATTCCCGGTCATTTACATGAAAAGCCAGGTTTATACGGTCAAGATGACCGATGCCGACGGGGTAAATATTAAGACGGCGGATTTCGATGCAACAGAGCCTTCTGTAACACCTGCGGCCACCACCACAACTGCCGGGAAGGCTGAGATTGCCACCCTTGCTGAAGTGAGAACGGGAAGTGATACTTCAAGGATTGTAACCCCTGAAGGTGTTGATGAGGCCAAGAAGACTTTGCGTTCCAACCGGGAGGAAACTGGCACTTCCTTTACCTTGCTGGAAACAGATGCCGGTAGAACTATTTATGCCAACAACGCCAATCCAATTACGGTAACTGTAAATTCCTCAGTGAATCTCGCAGATCAGATTGTTTTCATCAGACAAAAAGGGGCTGGACAGGTAACTATCGCAGCAGGGACAGCGACGGTAAACAGCGCGAACGGACTTAAAACACAGGCCCAAAACAGCAAGATTTCAATAGAATTTGAAACCGCATCCTTGGCTTATGTGGATGGGGACGCCGTAGCATGAGTGCTCTCATGGGGTCTGCCTCTACTCTTTCGCCCTTCGTTGTAATTTCCAGCTTTGCTTTCACGGATACAATCAATTCCACTCTCTCGTCTTACGACGTAGCTACCGAGGCAACCGCCGCAGGATGGAACGGAACCGCTATCGTAACGGCGACGATTACCCAGGCGGCAAGCGGAGAAATAACCGGGCCTTTTGCCACCGGAGTTCTTCCCGCAGGAACCACAGTAGCTCTGACAATAGAAAACACCGCCTTCACGCGCGGGTCTGGTGGATCGGGGGGAAACGGGGGCATTTTGTCTGGCGACGGACTTGTCGGTACTGGCGGAGGCACAGCGATAAGTTTTCTCTCGAATGGTTCTATTACCGTTGATGCTGGAGGGGTAATCTCCGGTGGCGGCGGTGGCGGCGGTGGAGGTGGAGGATTCCTTAATCCTGCAACCGAAAAAGAAGGGTATGGGGGTGGTGGAGGTGGCGGATTTCCAGACGGAACAGGAGGAACAGGAGCGTTTGGGGCAACCGATGGTGCAGCCGGAACAAGCGGCGGCGGTGGTGCCGGAGGAACAGGAGATAATAGTGGTGGAAACGGCGGGGGCGGGGGGGGCGCAGCTACCGCAGGGACAGCAGGAACTAATGCGACTGGTAACGGCGGGGCAGGAGGAGCGGCAGGCAGCGCGATTGAGAAGAATGGCTTCACGGTGGTGGTGGTCAACAACGGCTCGATTAATGGTTCGATAAACTCATAATGGTTAAATTAACGATTCCCCACGTGTCTCAGCAATTTGTTGATAAAAACGGTATTTTAACAAGGCCGTGGCAGAGATTTCTTTCACAACTGTTCCAGCGAACAGGTGAGAAAACCGACAAGGTAGCGTCCGGGGTTAATACTGGAGACTTGAAAGCTACAGCAGCAAGCACAGCCCCGACAGGTTGGCTTATTTGCAACGGTGCCGCCAAATCCAGAACTACATTTTCTGATTTGTTCACAGCTATTGGCACGACTTATGGAGTCGGGGATGGGTCTACCACTTTTAACATTCCCGACGGAGTTGGGAGGGTTCTTGTGGGTGCCGGAACCGGGGCCGGGTTAACTCCTCGCACAAGGGGCGACGAAGACGGAGAAGAGGATCATGTCATTACTCTTGCAGAGATGGCCAATCACGGCCACGGCATTACTGGATCGGGGAGTATTGTCGGTGACGGAGCCGGGACAGAATATGTAACCACCGCAGGAAACAAGGGGGCAACAATCACTCTCGATACAAGCGGGGCCGATCAGGCTCATAACACCATGCAGCCGTTTTTTGTTGCCAACTGGGTCATAAAGACGTAAGGTCTTCATTCCAAGGACGTTAATTCTGGAACTCCCTTCTGCAAGCGCTCCGGCGCTTGCTTTTTTGTGTGTTCCGTGATTATATCCCATCAGGCAATTTACACTCAAACAGGAATTGCCTATGATCCGCGAAGCCACATCCAAAGACATTCCAGAACTGAACAAAATTCTCAATGCGCCCGGCGTTATCGAGGGGGCAACGATGAATACCTGTGCCCATATGGACGCTGGTGTAGTTCTTGATATGGGCGGCGTGGTTTTAACCAATGGTGTTGGTGGGTTTCTTCTTGTTCCGACAGAACCAGAAGAATATGAGGCTCACATGTTTTTCCTTCCCGAGGGACGTGGCAAACATGCAATAAAAGCAGCAAAAGAAGGTCTTGGCATTATGTTCGACAAATATAAAGCCAGGAAGATTACGGCCAGAATTCCCCTGTCAAATGTTGCTTCGCGGCGGCTGACAAAACAAATCGGATTTAACAGCGTCGGAACCGGGCCATCAGATTATGGTGTTGGCATTTTTGAATCAGAATTCTATGAGGTGACAGAATGCCCCCGGTAGTCATAGCGGCAGGAATAGCCACGGTTGGTGCTGTTGGAAGTTCTTTAATTGGCGCTGCCGCTGCTAAAAAAGCCGGTAGAGTACGGGCTGAAGCAGCAGAACGCACCGCTGAATTGCAGGCCCAGCAGTTTCAGGAAACCCGTGCCGATCTGGCTCCGTGGAGAACTATCGGCGCACAGGCATTGGGTCAGTATGCCGACATGCTTGGTGTTCCCCGTACTGCTGGCGCGGAAGTAGCGGCTGCACCGGATCGTTCCGCATTTTTCGAATCCCCCGGTTATCAGTTTCGTCTTGGTGAAGGGATCAGGGCTGTGGAGCGAAGCGCTGCCGCGCGAGGGTCGTTGCAAAGCGGCGCCGCTATGAAGGCTGTTCAACGTTATGGGGAGGGTCTGGCAGGGCAGGAATATGGTAATTACATGGCGCAACTCGGAGGTCTTGCCGGGGCCGGACAACAGGCGGTAACCCAAACAGGTGTCTTTGGTGCACAAGCCGCAGGAGCACGAGGCGCAGCAGGGGAAAGAGCGGGCGCAGCAAGAGCAAGTGGCTATCTTGGTGCAGCCGGGCAGTACCAACAGGGAATTGCCGATGTTGCAGGATTCGGCGGTTATCTCTTTGGCGGTGGGGCAACTCCAAACTTTAATCCAGGCTTCAATCAGCCAAACCAAGGGTTCCCCGCCCAAATCCCAAATTATAACTTTAATCTTGGGGGTGGGTAATGCCCAGCATATTTGAAGCCTACAAGAGTGGTCTTGAAACAAGACGGGCGGAAACCGCTGCCAAGTCTACTGAAGCCTTCAGGGGCCTTCAGATGGATGCCCTTCGCTCTGATATACGCACCCGCAAAAGAGCGGCGGCGCAAGCCCGTAAAGTTGAAGTCGGTGTGCAGGGGTATCTGGGAGGCGACCCGGAAGCGGCTGGGGTTCTTCAACGTCTTGGTCCGGGTGGACGCGAAGCGCTGGAAGATATTAAAAAATCAGAGAAAGCTACACATGATCAGGCTCTGGAGCAGGCCAAAAGAGCAAACGACATTTATAAAGGACTTCCTGAAGACCAGAAGGCACAGTTCCAGCAGGGCATGATTGCCAATTTTGCTGGTAGTGGCATTTTAAACGACGAACAGGCGGACCAGTTAAGCTTTATGGACCCTGCTAGCTTTGGGCAGACACTTGATCGGCTTACTGGTGTTAAGACTCCTACGGGCGATTTTGTTGTTTATGAAAATCCCGACAATCCTGATGAGACAAAGAACGTAAACGAAGCAAGCGCTGAGGGACAGAAGTTCATTGCCGATAATCCCGATTGGGAACCGGCACCGAAACGTGAAGAACTTCGTACCGGCGTTCTCCCCGCTGCTAAAGCAGATCAGTTGCAAGCAAGAGCAGATGCAAATAAGGGCGCTATAGAACAGATTGATTTTGCAATAACTGCTTTGGAAGAAAACAGGGCGCGCGGTGGCCTTGTCGGTCAGATAAAGAAAACGGCACAGTCCTTTATTTCTGCCATGAGAGACTTCTCTGCGGCTACGGGGTTGGAGATAGGCGATGATCTGGCGAGCGGATTGGCGAATTCTGATGTCATGGAATTTTTTGACCCAAAACTGCCTGATCTGCAAATTATCGAAAATTCACTGGCTTACGCAGTTGCACGACAACGCAAACCCAACAGAACACTCAATGCGCAAGATGTGAAACTTGCAAAGAGCGATACCCAGATAATGGGTCTTACTGATACAGATTCCGTTATTGAGAGATTGACGTTTTTGCGGGGTCTTATTCAGAAGGACACTGAATCTGTTGAGGGCAGGCTTGGTATTGAGCCAACACCATTGCCGCGCTATCGCTTGGGCAAAGATGGAAAACTGGAAAAGGTCGAATAATGCCCGAAATCGAGGTAGAAGGGCTTGGCATTGTCGAGATTGAAGGCGCTGCGCCTAATCCGGCAGAATTGGCTGCTATCCAGAATATGCTTCAGCCCGATGTCGCTCCCTCTCCCGCGCCCGAAGTGGCTCCTGAAGCTGCACCTGAAGTTGGGAAAGTACCTGAAATTGAAAAAGTGCCGGAAACTGAAGAAGGAACATCATTTTCCGAAGAGTTTATGGCTGGTCTTAAAGAGAGAATGGCATCGGGAATGGCCGCGTCTTTAGTGGGGGCGGAGATAGGAGCCAAAAGAGGCCCGGCTGGTCTTGTGATTGGTGGAGCGCTGGGGTTTGCTGCTGGCGGGTTGGCAAATGATCTCGTCAAAGAAGCTATGGGGGATAAACCTATCG